AGCAGCAGATCTAGCAGGTCTTATGACCTTTGGTCCAGCACCAGTAGCTTCTAAGATGGCTGAAGGTACACTAGGTTCCTTTGCTGGCGTCAGGTCCAGAGTATTCTATGGTAATACTCCAGAATCTGCGGCTATGAAAGAGAAATTCCATACTGCCGTTAACATGGAAATGGATACAGCTCATCCTGATAAGATCTGGGAGAAGACTGGATTCTTCCGTGGCGCTGACAATAGATGGCGTTATGAAATACCTGATGCAGGAATGAAGCTTAAAGATGAAGCCTTTGAACTTAAGGATAATAAGATAGTTCCTAAAGGACCATTACAAAAACCACTTCCTGACAATGCATCTTTTGAAGATATATATAATCACTTAGCATCTTTCGGTAGGGGAAAAGGATTAACTTTAGATCAAGTAATAGATCATCCAGAATTATTCAAAGCCTATCCAGAATTAAAGGGAGTTAAAGTACAGCCTTTTCCATACCAAACTTCTAGTTTAGGAATGGCTACATCTAATAGAGAAATCTTTTTAAATCAGATGTCTCCTAAACAAACCAGAGAAGTCTTGATGCATGAAGTTCAGCATATGATTCAAGATATAGAAAGATTTGCTAAAGGAGGTTCAGGAGAAATGTTCCAACCTCATGGTTGGGATAAAGCGATAAGTCTATATAAAGAAGCTGTTAGCTGGCTTGGAAAAGAGTTGGGTAAGAAAGGAATTACCAAAGAAGAAACTTTACGATACGGTCGAGCTATTGATGCTGAATCATGGGGAATGAAAAGTTCTCTAATAGATAAAGATATTGCGGAAGCTAAAGAAAAGGGTATCTATCAACAGCTTAAGAATATAGCCAAAGCTGAAGATCTAATTCAGATGGAAAGAATACGTCAGTTCAAAGAATACGAGAAACTGATGGGAGAGGTTGAATCTAGGAATGTTGAAGCTAGAATTAACTTTGGAGAAATGGCACGGAAAGTATTCTCTCCCATGTATACTGAAGAAAAGATAATGCCTAGAGTAACTCAGATAAAGACTCCTTATCCAGAATTAAGAGCTAATGCAATGTCAGAACCCATTCCATTTAGACGTGCTGCTAATGAAAATATACCTAGAAGAATTATTGAAGCTGAGCAACAAGCTTTAAAAGATGCTGCAGATGAATCTTGGAAGAAGACGGTATTGAGAAGTGTAAAAATATCTAAACTAAATAAACAGATCGATGATCTTATGAAACAATATCCACACTCTGAATTTGATAAAGCTAGATTAAAGAAACTAAGACAAGACCGATTGGATATTGAATGACGTATACTGAAGAATGGGAATCATCCCAAGCTAGATCAGAAATACACTATTTCAGAGATGACGATGAATATCTATTTGGATATAATCCTCAATTGATTCCTAAGGAGTTATTAGAACAACTCTTAGAATGGATAGAAAAAGAAGATGGCAATAGAAACAGTATATGTACCCGCAACACCTAAGCCCACCGGTTTCTTATGGTGGTTCCGTAATGGAGATTCATGGCATGCTCCAGAGATAAACAATGGAGAGCCATATCTTCCTAATGTAAGGAACCAATTTCTAAGAGACCTCTATTGGTTCTGTCGTAATCCAATAGGTAACTTCATGGGATTTGTAATAGGATTCGAAGGTAAAGGTTATTGGGTTAAAGGTCCAGCGCCAGTTCTTTTGACAACATGGTATGATGCTAATCCACACCAATATGGTTGGAAGTGGTCCATCATCAATGGATGGGCTCCATTCATCAGTTATTCAGGTAAGAGAGTACTTTGGTATAATGGTTGGAGACCTGCTTCAGGTGGCTTCGGAACTAAATTTAATATACATTCAAAGGTAACATAATACCAATCCTATCACATTTAGGCACTAAAAAACCCCAGCATCCGCAAGGACACTGGGGTTTCTTTTGTTTAGCGAGGGGAACTTAAGTTCTCTTCTCTCGCTTTAGTTATTAGACTTGTTGACTACTTAGTCAACGGCGTAGGCTTCGATCTTCCGAAGAGACTTAAGAGCATCCTTCGGATCGAAGATACGGATCTCGTCCAAGATGGGCTCATAGAACTCGACGAACTTCTCCTGAGCCGCCTCAAAGCCTTTCGGATCGGCCTGGTCATCCGGACCACGCCATGAGAACACATCATTTATACCGTACCAAGGAAACTTGATGTCATCCTTCTTATCTGCACCAATGATGGTGAACAGACCAGCGCGGATACGCTCATCAGCTTCCTTCACAGTCTTGGGCCACCAGTTGAAGTCAATCTTGAACTTGTCCTTCATCTTCTGTGTCTTTGAAACGATAATCTCAAGAGCACGACGAGTTAAGAACTTACGCTGTTCCTCCGGAACATCCGGCTGAGCAGGAGCATTGATGTTCACACTAGCACCAGCAACTGTTTGTTTCTTAGGAGGATTGCATATTTCACAATCACAGCCATCTAGAAAGCTAGGCATGGAATTATACATGGGATTATTCCCTTTTTGGGGTGGCACCTCGTTACACCCAGTAATCAATGGTGCTAAGTATTTAAGATCTAGTTTATTACTATCGAACCATTGTTTATATTTTTGATAATAGTTTTGAAAGTTAGTCATGTTTCCACCAAACATATAACTATACCATTGTATGGCTTCACGTCTTTTCATTGTATACCTCAATACTTGTTCACAAGTATGAACAAAAGAATGCCGGGGCCTCCGTTAGGGGGAACCCCGGCAAGTTTACCAGTCTGTTCGCTCAAGGTTGTGTCAGACTGGAGTTAGAATGGTAGGTCCATTACCTCATCTTTAGTGCACGGTGGCAGGGACCTCTTGTTCCTCGATGTCTTGGCTGAACTCTCCGTTGGGCAAGACTTCGATACGGACTTCGTTGCCTTTGTCATCGAGCCCGATGACGTAGTGCTTGGCTTCAATCGTAGGAGTGACTTCAGCCACTTTGTCAACGATTTCATTCATTTGTTTTCCTTTTATTGGGGCTGTATGCCCTATGGTATTATTTAGGATCTTTTTGGTTGCCTAATTCTATTCGCATGCATTGAGACAACCCGAGTAGGAACACGGTTAAGAGACCCAGTCCGATGGTATCCGAGATGGTCAACTTCTTTGTTGTCTCCTTTGTGAACTCTTCCTGCTTTGAGCGCTTTTCTTCGGGCTCTATTACGAGCTTCTCTTCGTTTAACTTGCGAAGGCCTATTCTCATAAGCAGTTTCTTTCGGGTAGTTATGCGCCATTTAGTCTAGTCATTTCTGGTCCTTGACTCCCTCCTTTCGTACATAGATTGTTATGGGACAAATGTCCTCTTTGATATTACGCCAATCGAAGTCAATTGCTGTGACCTCTTGATTAGACTTGATTACATTCAGGGTATATAGAATGGGCAGTAAGCTGTCCGTTACATGACCCAATGAAATCTCAGACTTAACTGGCTGGGATGTGGCTTTCCTCTTTCGAGCCAGATACTGCGATCCTAAGCTCATCTTCGAGTTCCTTCGCCTTGATCTCTTCGGTTCGTTTCCGAACTGAACGGGATCGGTTTGATTTATCGTCAAAGGTATCCTTTAAGTACTTGAGGCGTAGCCTCTCTGCACGGTTAATTGGGTGTTTTGCTTTATTCATCAAATTCTAATGGTTTAATTTTAGGAAGAATAACATATCCTTCCTCTACTAAGAACTCTAAACATTCTTCTTCAGTTTTGTCGTTCAATTCCAATATTTCTCCTAAGGTATATACTTCCAGTAAAGTAGCGTAGACAGTCACATATATAGACCTATTAGTAATTGAATTAGAAGCATACACAGAGCACCAGCAAAGAACCAGACCAGATCATTAATCATTGGAGCCACTCTTTTGGGATTTCATCATAAGCATAATGGAAACCGTATTTGGTACACCACTTCTCATTTGACTTGCTGTGTTTATAAAACAATATTCTAATATCTAATTGAGGGTTCAACTTCTTGACAGCAATCATCTTCCGTTTAGCTTCGGGTCTGAAGTGTCCCTTAGTTTCTATGTATATCTTACCTGATTTAGTTGTTATAACAAAGTCAGGAATATAGTGTCCAGAGATTAAGTAAGGAATCCTTTCAGACTCATACTTAAATCTGACGTGCGCGGTCTTAAGGACACTGTATATTCTCGCCTCAAATTTATTACGTGGAGACATCTATTAATTATACTGCTTTTGCTACATCGTTGTCAAGATATGATACTACACGTTTAAAGTAATCTAAAGTTCTGTATTCAGTCAGTATTTGGTTGCACGAATTACAAAGCAATCCTCTTATTCGTCCAGTTTTATGACAATGATCTACGCCTAAATCATAGGAAAATAATCTAGGTTGTCTTAGACACAAAGCACAACGTCCTTTCTGTTTCTTAAGAAGTTTGTTGTAATCATCTAAAGAAATTCCGTATTTACTTTTAAGATTTCCCTCTTTGTGAAAAGAATTTCTAAGCATACACGACCACTTTACCATTACGGTCAATCTCTACAACATCTGGACGACGAACTACTTTGGTTAAGTAGATTGGTCCTGAGGCATAGAGGAAGGTTCGAAGTCTAGGGTTACAGCAGTATTTGAACGCATTATAGCTTGATTTAATGCCCAACTTAATATTTCCGGACTTTCCTTCGGGAATTGTTTCGCAAGTACATGTCGGAGCTTTATCAAGAGAGACGATAGCTCTATAATCTCTAATTCGTTTTCTAATACTTTCTTCGCGGAGATGATGTTCATATAAGCACATGTGTCCTAATTGTTTGTCTATTGCTAATAGGTATCCTTTATCTTTTACTCTTACCAATGGATCGCTAGCGGACCCCACAAGATACCCATCAAGTTGATCCAAGTAACCAAAAGTGTCTTCGGATGCGATTGTACCATCCTTGAACTTTTGGAAAGAACGGCTAGCAGCAGATTTAACATCAACGAGGCAACCGTCAATAACACAATCCCGATGCCCGATGATCCCATCAACAGATACAGCATCTTGTTCTCCTGTAACTTCATGCCCGGCCGCTTTGGCCATTGCTATTACAAGCGCTTCAAGTATGTGTCCGTAGGTATATTTGATCCTTGCCCAGGCAGGGAGAGGTTCCGCAAGAAGTGGGGAATGTATCGAGTGCCACAGTTCGCTCGGGCACTTTGGGCCCATCTGGCTGAGACGAAGTCTAGGCCCCTCTTTCTCTCTGAAGGATTCTTGGAGTTTAATAGAGAGTTCAGATACGAATTTAGCAGTAATGTCATTCGTCAGCCAATTCTCCTGGCTTCCTACCATTCGGTAGATGTCTGGTATCAATGTTTTTATTTCTGTCATTCAATGTTTTCTGTATATCTTTCAGTTAATGAACTCCTATAGCTACAGCCATAGCTTTAACCAACATCAGCATTAGACCTACGTAACATATACCCATAGGTGGACCGAAGATAGTTAAGATGACGGTCCTCTCTGCAACTGTTTTCTTAGACCACCATGTATTAGCATTAGGTGGTTTATTCTTCTTGGCTTCTTCCTCTTCTTTCTTCAACATCTTCTTAATCTTTTTGTAGGCCTTGACTTCATCAAAAGGCATTGGCCCACGGTTGTGTCCGCCACTGAAGATAGTGTCGGCGTCAACCAATATCATCTTCTTCATGGTCGTTACTCCTAGGTGGTGGCTCGGAGGAGAGGTGGTGGTATCTCCTCCTGCCCTTCTTCTTATTAGTTAAGGAGGTCTGGGCTTCTGTTGAGAGGCGCTGACTTTCATAGTAAAGCCTCCTTAGCCTATAGAAACTGCTGAGCCTGTTGTCGCTCAGAGTAATCTGAATTCATTCTCCGTCCACTGTTAACAGAAGGTTCGTACACTACGTGTAGAGTTTCTATGCCCAACCATGTAATCGGCCAGTCTTCGTGTGTAACCTGCTTCGTCAGATCATCCTTATTCCATTCATAGATGGAGGTTCATGGCGATCCTAGCTTACAGTGGCGTTGCTTGGTGGAGTTAACCTAATGCCCTAGACACCCGGCCTAAAGCTTCGGACACTTCCACACCCCGCACACTGAGTGTGCGTAACTCTGAAGCCTCTCGGTGAACAGCCGATGCTCCCACAGTCCTTGGCTTCCGCTCTTCGCACATACTGTCGTTAGACACGGAGGTTAACAGTATCCGCTGTGCAGTACAAGGAATGCTGCGTCTCGCGATCCAGAGGGCGCGGTCCATTAGACGCTCTTCCCAACAGTCCGGTCAGTGTAGTTGAGAGGTGAACACTTACGGCTAACGCTACACCAGTCTCTGATGGTGTTCCCAGTTCGGGTCTCGCTTTTATCATGATCCTACTACATTACAGACTTAGGGTTGGACTCGAACCAACATACACAGATTTCACTCTGCGTGCGTACCTCAGTTGTCTTTCATATCTACTACGTGAGTTCAGGGAGCACATTCTACCAAAGATCAGTAGGGATCGAACCTACACTTAACTCCCATCCGGACAACGCCACCAAGCCGCCAGTCTCCGTCCCACGGAGGGTTGGGATCGAACCAACCAGGTTGTGGAAGACTTCCTTTATTCCGCCACCTTATTCTGCTTCAGATCATTAGTCATGCTTGACAAGACCTTTACCCTCATACGTGCCCTCTACAGAGGTTATAGCGTCGATCACTACCGACCCTAGCTTACGCGACATCTATTTGCTATCTACCGCTCCGACTAATGAGATCGGTTCACGGTGCACTCGCCATCTTTGCTCACTACCTTGCTCACCCTGAAGCTAACCGTCTACGGTTGTCCTGCTGCTCCACACAGAAGGGACTCAAGGACTTCTTGCGTATGGGTTTATTGCTGATGAAGTTGTAAGGGCATCACCCCGGTAGTTACATTCCCGATGGGGATCATGCTTAGGATTATCTGCCGAGCTATACAAGGCAGTCACTGCAGCCCACTTCCTGAAGGTGGTGCGGAGGTTGGGGTATCCGCTGAGCGTATAGGGTTCACACTGCGTGTTAAGTATCAAAAGAGTTGTTGAGGCTGTTCATCTAGACCTTCAGCTGATTTCTTCTGTTCCTCTGTTAGGTCACGCTCACGATCGAAAGGAACTAAGTTATCAATTCTAGCTGAGACCCAGCGAGCAGCTTTAGCTAATCCACCTCCCGGTGTTTGATGTTGGTATACTTCAATCTTCAAAGTAGCATCAGAACCATTCCCTACTTCTCCATAGAAAGGTTGTCCATCTTTGTCGAATACCTCTGGAGGAGCAAAGCTAAGTATCTTACCAGATTGGTATGTCTTACTTACAGGTCTAGTGAAGTTAACATAATAACCATCTTCATCTTTCTTAATCAAGTTCTTCAATCCTTGTCCCTGAAGTTCTCTGACCTTCTCTAGGTCCTCAGGTATGGGATGTATCTGAACTGAGTATTTATTCCAGAAGTTAGCTGTCTTGTTTTTGAACCAAGATACTTTACCCTGTATGAATATAAATTGTGTTTTTTGCTTATGTGTCGCCATTAGTATGTATTCATATCCTTGTAAAAATTTAGGGCATCAATAAGTAAGTCTATTTGATCTACGGACAATGTTATTGGTCCATCATAATCATCTAAATATTTAATTAGTTCATCTAGGTCTGCTTGTGTTGAGGTCAATGTGTCTTACTCCAGTTTGTGGCTATTGTATAATCTTTGTCGTCGTCATTCCAGTAACTCCCAGCAAGTGGGCAGTTGAGCTTCAGTTCCGAGCCAACCGTAGATAAGGATTTTGCCATCATCTCTGCGATGGACAAGGCAATATTCATATTGTTTGGGCATTCTACTTGCCATTCGTCGTGTACTAAGTTTACTAAACATGCATCGTAATCCTTTAATTTATCATGCCATTTGAGCGTAGCCATCTTCATTACAATGGACTCACCGTTCTGCAGATAGCCAGACATACATAGGTGTTTTCGCTGGCTGACCGTTTCGCCAAATATCCTAACAGCTCTACCATCGAGGCCTCGAAACCATCCCCTTTTAGCATCCGCTGGTATGGTAGTTCTTTTGAGATGCGTGAAACCCTGGTATCTATCCATAAGGCGTTCGAGAGCGGCATCAGCTTGTTCTCTTGAACATTCCAATATTTCGGTAAGTTTTCCGTTTCCAGCGCCGAGAAGTAAGGCATAAACGAACCTCTTAGCACTCTGACGTGACTTGCAGACTTGTCCAAGAATTCTCTGGTTAAGGGAGTGAGGATCACTTTTATCTTCCTTCTTGCCATTGACCAATGCTTCAGTGAATTCAGGGTCATTGATGTAGTGTGCGAAGATACGAAGTTGAATGCCTTCGGCATCTACTCCGACTAGTAATCTATTCTTAGGAGCTTGCCACAATGACCTAAGTTCTTTGCCGTAAAGTTTCTTTCTACCTTGAATATCAAACTCAAGAGGTATGTTGGCAGTATTGGGAGATTGGTGAGCCATCCTATGAGTCCAGGCACCAATCCCCAGAAAGCGACCATGTATACGGTCCTCAGGGGTGACGAGGGCAAGCCACTCTACTAGAGAGCGACGCCTGGACTCAAGGAGGATACGCTTCGCTAGGAAGCGGGCAGGAGTAGGGGCTGTTTGTGGAAGTGTGTCGAGATTGGTCTCGTTTACTCTCCACCCAGCCTTCTTCATTATTTCGAGTTTACTATAGAGTTCTTTAAGTCTTAAGTCAAGCTCAGTATTTCTTTTGGTATACTTAAGTTTACTTAATTCTCTTTCTGTATCTATATGAGTATCAGTTTTATCTATGGGCTTCCAACCAGCTTCAGTAAGAACTGATATAATTTGTTTATGGGAACTTGGATTGAAGGCCTCCCACTTACAGTACGAGAACGGAGCACCCACACTAAGAATCTCAATGCTGTTACGCAACTCCTTCGGAATAGATGACAGACTAATAGTACCATACTTAGTCTCCTTGGGAGTTACTTCTCTTATAAGCTTAAGCTTAGGAGGAAAGGCTTCTAAGATATCTTTATCTAATATAGCTAAATCATTAGTTACCTTAGTGAGAAGGCTACTAGCACGATGGCTATTAAAGCCAAAGCCGTTTCTACTAAGATCATTAACCACTTGTTGGAACCGATGTTCCAATAGTATTGCAGCAGCATGGCGATCATCAGATATATAATTAAGATACTTACCATATATCCGTTCACAGATTTCAACGTCTCTGACACAGTAGTCCTCCATTTCTTGGGAATACTTAGTCCAATCATTAAACTTTATTTTTTGGTATCGAAACTCCATACCGTAGTTTTCAATGGAATGTGCCTGTCTCGGGTAGTCCACGAGCCTACTAATGACGAGTGTATCTGTGCAATGTAATGCGATATCTTCGTCACATAACAAGTTGTGATTATTGAGGACAGGGTAATCATAACCCAGAAAGTTATGACCAATCCAGTGATTGACGTTTCTAGTGAATTCATTAAATCTTTTCCTTTCGGTATCGTCTGTGGTTAAATTTCTGAAAATGTGATAGGAATTAGTCTCTAAATCTTTACAAACAATCAACCAGATTTGACTGGGATTGTGTAAACTATTGCACTCAATGTCGATCACAACTTTCAATTAGTATTCCTTAAGTATTCAGGGAGAACCGGCCCCAAGGGAGAGAGGAACCTCGGGACCGGCTATTGCTTAAACTCAGTGAGTGATGAAAGCACAGGTGCCAAACAAGCACCCCCACGAAACGTGTGCATTGATGTACAGAAAGCCTGCAACTATGCCGACGAGGCAAGTTATGGCAATCAACACTTCGGTTAGATTATCTTTCATTCCTTGCTCCTACTATGCTGCGACTTGCTGGTCGTCAGCTTCCGGTCTCTTCAATACTTCATCGAAGAAAGACCTAAGTATATTGGTCTCCTTTTCAATTGCTATATCGTATTGACCTTCAGTATTTAAACTCTTCATCTTGGTAATGGAACCTTTCAACATACTTGCTGTCCACCACCAAGCTACATCTTGTATATTAATTATGTTCGTCGTCATCATCTTTTGGTATTTCCAATATTGCTCTTAATTCAAATACTCTGCAGAATTCAATTGGATCAACCCATATCCAAGTTGTTGGATTGTTCAGACTTGATGTGGGACAGATCAATACATTCCCCTTCATCTTACCACAATGTGTCCATTCATTCAACAACCACTTAGGTTGTCCCATAGTCTTTCCCCTAGTCAAGAACTCAGTCCCAGATTTCATCGGACTGAGCCAGTCTCCCTGAGGCGGACCCTTCCCTCCTGTTTTCAAGAGTGGTTGGAATAACTCTTCCTCCTCTGTTTTGTTATTTACAACTAATTTAAGCATACTCCACCTATTCTAGAAGGCCATTTAAAGGACCCCAGTGAGGCCACTGGTGCGTTATTTCTGGTTGGATGTAGGTAGATACCGGGAAAATGGTCTCGACAAGAATTTGTACCTAAAATCATGTTTGTTGTACTGCCTCCAAAATTTACCGGATAATTTTTATACGTATCAATTCTGTGCTTGACGGAGGGTGGTAATGAGAAGATTTACTTGGCTCGCTTTAAGATGTATAATCCTTCCATTGCGAACTATACAAATTAGTCCCTGTGACCTTTCGATTAGGTCAGCTAGTTCCAGTCTTTCCTGTTGAGTGGTCATCGATTATCTCCAGATGTGAGGGATCACTCATGAACTTGAAACCCTCCGGGGTGGTACACTCCACTAATGTTCTTCCCCTCAGTCCACGATACAGTTCTGTTACTGTCCCATACACGATTAGATTTTCGGAGAATCTTCGGATTACCTTTGTCTGATTGATCTGGAACATCTAGTTTCCAATCTATAGGTTCTAGACCTTGAGCATTAAGATGGGCGTTGATTGTGCTGAATATTCTTGACCCTTCGAATGGAGTCTTCGAGAACTTGATACCTCTTGGAGATGGGTGTGAAGTAACAATTATTTTGTTGTTCGATCGTTCGCAGTATTCGACATAACGTCTCGCCACCGCTCCAAGGAATGCAAATACGATACCTCGTTTAGAGAGGCGTTGAATGATTTCTCTTGTGAGCCATGACCACTCTTCCCAGTCACAAGAAAGAGACTGACCTGATCGAACAATTGGGATCGCGTTCCAGAGAAGGATGCCTTGTGCTTCCCATCTGCTGAGATCGCCAGTACGTGGAAAACTGTAGCCAAGGTCGGAGCAGTATTCTTTGAAGATTGTTCTGAGGGTGGGAGGGAACTGTTCGGGAGAAAATGAGGATGGTATAGCAAATGCCCGTCCTGTTGCATATTGGGCCTGTGGGTACGGGTCTTGTCCGATAATAGCGACTCGAACACTTCCATTTGGTACTGCTCGTAGAGCAGAGAACAGTGCCTCACGTCTGGGGTTAAACTTAATGCCATTCTTTTCCATATCCTTGATACGTTCATTGCATACCTGCCATTCACCAGATTGCCAGAAGTTAAGTTTCCACGGATAGATCAATTAATCCTCCCGTGTTTATTGTGAGGATTAATGGTCATTTACGTTCCTGAGCTTTGTATAAAACAAAGAAACGGCTTAGATGAGTTTCAACTAGCCAGTGTTCTTTGTTAGCAACAGGGTCTACGTCGAATGCAGGGTAATGAGTTTTACTTTTATAGTTCAAGATAGAATATTTCTCTCCTTCGGGATAGTCCCTTGGATTATTGGTATTGTGAATGATGCCTGTTACTGTGCGACTTTCTTCATTAAGACGCCATTGCTTCAATTCTGCTGTTATTATTATCCGGTATACCATAGCTCATGTCCTCTGTCAGAGTGTATGTTGCTGGATCGAATAGTAATTCACCTGCTGGACCTGTACGACCACAGAACCTATTCTTAGGAATTACCATGCGCGTGATGCGGCGGATGATAGGATCTGGATTGATTATGTCCCTGAACAAGTCAATCCGGATGTCTGCCATTTTGGATATCATTCTTGATCCTCGCGTCAGTCCTTCGTCATTCACATGACTGACAAAGATTAACGCGAAGTTCAATTCTTTAACCATCATTTCGAGTCGGGTGGTGAGGTAGTCGAGTGCAGCCGTTGCATCTTTCCCTCCGAGACCACTAACAACCATAGTAATGTGGTCGAGAAGAATGTAGCGACAACCACGTGCGGATACCAAAAATCTAATTGTATCGAGAATGACCTCAGGATCATCTGATCCAAAGTGAGAATAGATGTGAAGGCGCTCATCCACCCTAACCACGTTCTGTATGGCTTGGATAGTTTCCTCGTCTGTAACATTGCTGTCCGGAAGATGTGCGGGACGTTGTAGATGAATTCCTGCGATAGCCTGGAGATGTCGGCGCTTATGTTCTTCGAGGAAGATAGCGCCGATCGGATCGTCTGTTTCTGTGAGGAGTTGGTGTTCGATTGCATGCATCACCTCTGTCTTACCGATACCTTCTTGAGCTGTAATTAGTACAGACTCTCCGGTACGGATGCCGTATGTCATGAAGTTTAAAGTAGGAAATGGATACGGAACGCCAGACTTAGGCTTCTCTCGGATGATCTTCTCGAACTCAGGGAACGAAGAGACTATAGTTTCCGGAAGAAACTTCTTAGCGTTGTACCACAGTGAAACTAGTTCATCTCTTTCGCCGGCTCGGAGGTAATCGTTTGCGTCTTTTCTGGCTCCGCCAGGGAATCGCACCACGAAAACCTTGTTGTAATCAAACAGCTTTGCCACTTTAGCTGCTGCTTCACGTCCTGCCTCGTCTCCATCAAATGCGAGTACAATCTTTTCGAATGAGTTAATCCAGGATCGATCAATGCTACAGTCAAGTTGAGCACTAGAACTGCTGTGAACACTGACGACAGGATTGCGTAGGACCTGATAATAGGATAGCGCATCTAGTTCTCCCTCTGTTATAGTCACGGTCTTGTGACTACTAGCCGCAAACTTATTACGACCAAATAAACCAGCTTTGCTTATATCACCGATAGAATAAAATCCTTTTTTGTCGAGTGTGCGTATTTTATAGCTCTCATTTGGATAATTGTACCCAATCGAATGAGGCTTCCCCCCAGCATCCACCTTAGTTTTACAGTCATAGAAACGAAACGTTTCTTTGTTGACTCCACGCCATGGTAAATATTCATAACTAAATGTTTCTTCTGTTTGTTTATCAGGAGGAGTATAAGTTAAACAACTGAAGCAATAGCTGTGGCCGTCCTCATATGTGCACTTAGCATCAGACGAGCCACAGTCTTCGCAAGGAATATGTTGTTCAATTATCTTTTGAGAGGGGGATTTTGATAATGGTAATACTTGACTAACCAACTTCTATCTTCTTTCGGATATCTAATGGGAACAGTTTCAAATTCATAACCACCATCGAGCAACGGGTTCCAGTAATTTGGAACACCAACATACATCCATGCTTCAATGGGTTCAACCTTTTCGGGTAAAAGGAAATGCTTAGCACCTTGCAGAGCAACGGGAAGTTTTCTACCCATGCTGTCTTTGTTAACAATCATACCATGTTCTCTTGTGGGATACAAGATTTTTGTCCTAACTCTTCTAAACATCTGTCCATTTTGATACCAACGATCCAGATCAGGAAAAGCAGCAGGACGAACAGCATGTATTTCTCCCTTAATCTTCAATGCTGTAAAAGAGAAACGATCAGGTTGGGCATCCACCTTCATTGGAATACCCATTCCATCAGTTCTCTTACTGTAGAAGTTGAATGCTTTCATTGTGAAACCTCTGGCAGCTTTGGCTGAATGTTCCGCAATGAGTTTATAGTTCTTACCTGCTCTCATCACATCATCACAGACGAACAGCAGAACGAACTGATGTAGCTCAAGTTCTGATATGTCTGGTGTGAATTGAGTTCTGCGGAGGGCTGAGTGGTTGAAAGCGTTGTTGTTATATCCGAACATCTTCTTCTCTCCTACAAGGAGAAAGCGATGGCATGCACCAAGCCATGCCACCGCCTCCTAAAACGCTGAGTGTGGGTACTTACCTCAGCGTCTAGCTCGCTTTCTTTCCGAAGAGGAAGTTACGCTTTTCAGTAGCAGTGGGGGCTGCTTTGAATGTGGTTGCTCCGATCTTTTTGGTCTCACCAGGCTTGAGGATTTCCTTGGCAGCCACGTGCTTGGCGGTACCGATCAGATCCTTGACATCCATCTTCTCGATCAGCCGGCGTCGTAGTTCGAGGATGATCATGGTTGCAGGCTTGTGCCCTCCGGTGATTGCCATGATATCAGCAACGAGATAATGGAGCAAGTCTTCAAACGGTATTCCCATCTTCTCAGAATACGTTGGCCATTTGGCTTCCATCTTCTGAATCTCCAGAGCACTGGGAACTTTCTCTCGATCCACGAAACTGGCCAAGATTGTTGTCTGTTCCGTCATTTCCTTATCAGTCATGTCAGGAATGAAGTCAGACGTAGGTCGGGCTCCGCGATCGTTGACGTCAGCTTTGGGAGTGGCATCTTCGATTGCTTTGTATGCAGTCTTCATGTCAATGGGATTGGCAGGAAGCTTGATGCCTTTTAGCTCTCGTTCCAAAGACTTTACATCTGCCTTCGACGACAAGTCTTGACGTTTGGCGAGAGGAACATGTTCAGGAAGAACCCAGACCTTGACGCTCTTATCTTGATGGTTCTTGGGAAGTTCTCCATCATTGAAGAGACGAAGCCAAGCATTCCTGGCATCACCCATCAGCTTAGATGGTGGCCCGATCTCAACCTTGGTTCTGAGAGAAGTATCAGTTTTGGGAATATCTTTCTTAAGATCAGAGATATTGTGAACTCCAGGAGGATTTTCGGCCTCCTTCTTCCCGAAGATATTGTACTTCTTGGCGACGCTTGACGCCGCTTTTATGATAGGATTGGCCTCTTTTTCAGGCTCTTTACCCCATCCATGCTTCTGAGAAACTTGTCCCCAATCATACTCATCGCCCAGTTCATTATGTCCGAAGCAAATGGGATCACCTTCCAGAGGAAGGAAGACAAAGACAGCACGATGGCCGACGTGGGCCATGAGTTGCTTCTCGAACAATGGCTTGTGCAACGAGGCAGTGAACTTTCCAATGTCTCCCTCGGCAGCTAAGGCCAAGTCTTCGAGCATGGGAAGGACGATGTCTTGTACAAAATTATACTCGTCGGTATGCCCTGAATCTGAGATGGCATATTTTGGAAAGTCTCCTTCAATGCAGAAAGAAACTAGAACTATAGGTTCAGCTTCTTCAGTCTCACGAACGGCGAAAGTAAATGGCTGAACATCTTCTTTCACTACCTTGCCAGTTACATTGGCAAGATGGATTTGAACTTCGTATTCCTTGGCAGCCGAATTGATTTTCAGCAAGTCCTCCACAGGAATTGCGTGATCGACACGATCGACTTCGAGTGAAGTGACGCCATTGGTCACATCACGTATGGCGAAACCTGCTACGGTCGGACACTTTCGCAGGGCACTCTCAAGAAATTCCTTTGGAACCTCATGTCCGGCTTTCTTTCTGATGATGGTCTGAGGTTGATTGTTTGCGATTGTCATAGCTCTCTCTCTTGCTTGCTCTTGCAAGCTGGTTCTGAGTGGTTTTACGCAGAACGGTCTCGCCGTAAGCCCATGTCTATACGTCGAAGCCGCATTTTGGATGTCCGCGCACGACGTCGCTTTTCGTGCGGAACTCGTCTTTGTTTTTTCTTTTGTGATTTACTCCTCTTCTTCATGCTGTACCTTTCTTCTTAGATAGATACCCTTCTCCTAAGCCGTTGAATCGAGGGACTACATCCTCTCCCGGTTTCCCTCCCCAAGCAGGGTTATTCTGCTTAGGACCAATCTTGAACTCCTCATTCTTCAGAAGCTTCTCCTTCAAGGCATGAGGATGTGTCTTGATACGGGCTAGTTCACGAAGTCCAAAGAACTTCGCTAGTTCAGCTTGAAGCCTCTTACCTTGTTGTTTGGACATACGTCCTTCTTCGATCTCCTTGTGTATTGCCTCATAGAAAGCGTTTGATAAATGTCCTTTCCTCCATTTGGCCATCTTGATCCCCAAACTTTGTTTGGACCACTGACGATGAAGGCGATTGATTGGACGTAAGAACCAACGTACAGGATTACGAAGAACCTTGTAATAAACTTTCGTGGTTCCAATCTTGAGCCATCTACGCCAGATATGTCGAATGGCTAGTGCTACACCGCACAACACTAAGCCAATTCCAATGAACAATATGATATCTGGATTATCATATGCCCAGGTACCTCCGGCTGTTATCGCTAACAACCATCCTTCTCTCAGATTATCCACAACATTCTCCCTTCTCGGTCAGTAATGGACTAATAAATAGACAAAGAAATGCCCTCAGGCTGCCAAGGGGAGTGACAACCTGAGGGCTCACACCATAGGTGCGGTGCGGCCACACGCTATGATTGGGATTTCTCTCTTGTAACCCAAGTTACACGGTCCA